AAAAGGTAAGGTTTTAAACGGATTAACTAAACGCAGGGAATTAGAAGCTGAAATATATTTTAAAAAGTAAAAATTATGAGTTCAAGATTTAAAAAGTACGATCAGAGAATAAAAGAGATTTTAAACGAAAATTCAGAAATCAAAAATTTTGAAATCATAGACAAAGTTCAAAGCAGAACTTACAATCGAAACGATTCAAAAGCATTTTCAAAATATATTACTCGTTTTCGAAAACGTTTTAATGAAGATTATCAAGGTGTTTTCGATGCAACCGATTCGCTCGATATTGATAACATAAATGTTAAGCACCTTTGGGTTAAGAATAAACAAGCCTCGATATTTGTAAAAAATCCAAACTTTATTGAAAAGGAAATCGCAAATGTAAACCAATTGCGTGACGATTTGATTCAGGACCTTCAGCAATACGCACCGAAGTTCCCAAAATTAGAACGAATTGAAAATAAAGAGAGTTATTTATTAGTTATTGATCCAGCAGATATTCATATCGGTAAACTTTGCTCCGCTTTTGAAAGTGGGGAAACATATAACAATCAGGTTGCAGTACAAAGAGTTTTGCAAGGTGTTACCGGAATACTTCAAAAGGTATCGAGCTTTAATATTGATAAAATTTTATTTATAGGTGGTAACGATATTTTACATACTGACAATCCAAGCCGAACAACAACATCAGGAACACCACAGGACACAGATGGAATGTGGCACAGCAATTTTTTAATAGCAAAGCAGTTGTATGTGGATGTATTAGAAATTCTTTTAGGGGTTGCCGATGTACATTTCACGTTTAATCCTTCTAATCACGATTATACAAATGGATTCTTTTTGGCTCAAGTAATAGAAACCTATTTTAAGGATTGCAAAAACATTACTTTTGATACTACAATTGCACATCGCAAAGGATTTCAGTATTATAATAATCTAATTGGAACAACTCACGGTGATGGTGCGAAACAAATGGATCTTCCTTTATTAATGGCAGTTGAATTTCCAATTGAATGGTCCAAAACAAAGCACCGATATATATATACGCATCACGTACACCATAAAACAAGTAAAGATTACGCAGGGATAACTATTGAAAGCCTTCGAAGTCCTTCAGGAACTGATTCTTGGCATCATCGTAATGGTTACCAACACGCACCAAAGGCAGTTGAGGGTTTTTTACATTGCAAAATCAATGGGCAAATTATGCGTTTAACACATTTATTTTAAAACTATGAAAATAATTATTAAAATCCTTATTATATTGTTATTTGTGAGTTGCGGAACACGCAAAGTAAACAAAAGTAACACCGAAACCACATTAAAAAGCGAAATATCGGTTGTTGATTCAACAAGGACCGAAACAAAAACGTACTCAAATACCGAAGTAATCGCTGATGACTTTGAAATTACACCAGTTGATACTTTGAAAATGCTCGTTATTATAGATTCGCAAGGTAAAAAGACTTCGTATTTAAATGCTCGAATAACTAAACGACACGAAATTAGCCGAAATAAGACAATAAAAAATGAAGTGGTACAAAGTAATATAAAAAGTAATTTAAAAGCCGTAAAACAAACGAAACAAGCCGTAAAACAAATACAACGCAAAGAAAGTATTATTACTTCTTTATGGTGGTTTTGGTTATTGATTATTTTAGTAGTAACGTATTACGTTAGTAGAAAATTTATACCCTTTCGCGTATAAAATAGCGTTTTAGTGGAAAATTATACCCTATTGCGTATAATTAATATACGCAAATACCTGTAATTATTCGTAAATACCTATAATTCTTTATTTATAATCAATATAAATTAGACTCATTTTTAATTTATTGTTTGTTTATTAATTTATTGTTATATATTTGCTGAAGTATTAACAACTAAAACAAACAAAATGAAACAAAATTTAAAAGACATCGTAGCAGCATTATTATTTATGTTTGCATTTGGAATGATTTATTTAACCTTAACAAATTTATTGTAATGAAAAATTTATTAGCAAAATTAAAACCTGAATATTTGGAACTACTAAACGAAGGGCAAAAGAAATTTCCTTTTTTAGTTGATAGTATCAAATCCGAATTAATTGAGAAATATTTTTATGTAGATTTAAAAGTTTCAAACGCATATCAATTAACTTTAATGTGTAATGTTAATTTTGGAATTAGTGAGCTTCATTTTTTATTTTTAAAAGATGAGTAATTATATACCTGATCCAAACGAAGACAGAAATGCAATGGTTGCGTTTTTAGTATTAATAATTATTTTAAGCATTTTACTTTTATGAGAAATGAACGTAACGCTGGAAGGAAAACAAAATTTACTGAAGGAACACAAACAAAAATTCTTCATAAATTAATTCCAATTGAAGCTGAAGAACTAATCAAACAACAAATTAATAAAACATTAGAAAAATGGATAAGAAAGTAAATATTAAGGAAATCAAAAAATTTGATAAATGGATGCGTAAAATAGTGCAATCCATATATTACTCGAATAATGAACAAATGTGTAATGCATATCAAAAAATTAATTAATTATGAAAACAATAGAAATTAAAAATATATTCACAAATGAAATTATTTATTCATTTAGTTCAGAAAATGCAACTATAAAAGATGCTTTATTAGATGCTATAAAAAATAAAGTTAATTTATCGAGAGCTAATTTATCGGGAGCTTATTTATCGGGAGCTGATTTATCGAGAGCTGATTTATCGGGAGCTTATTTATCGGGAGCTTATTTATCGGGAGCTGATTTATCGGGAGCTGATTTATCGGGAGCTTATTTATCGGGAGCTTATTTATCGGGAGCTTATTTATCGGGAGCTTATTTATCGGGAGCTGATTTATCGGGAGCTTATTTATCGGGAGCTGATTTATCGGGAGCTTATTTACAACCCTTTTGTAAATGGAGAACTTCAATAATAGATGATAAAATAAAAATTGGATGTAAAATAATGACTATTGAGGAATGGGAATCGTTTTTTAATAGTTCAGAAGAATTTGAAACAAACCGAAACACTCCTGATTTTAAACAAATCCAAGCGGTTTATGAATCTTATAAAGTTTACATTAACTTTTTAAATAAATAATAATGGGAGCAAATGCAGTATTATTTTTAGAAAATTCTGAAGAGTTGGCATCAATGTACGAACCAACATTCACAAAAAAAGATGCAATCCTAACAGGGAAGCGAATGGTTGATAATGTTATCGAATCAGGCAACATCGACAAACATCAATTTATGGCTCAATTATGCCGTTTAAAAGAGGTTGTTAATTCAGCCGATAGCGAAATGCGTAAATGGTTACCTGAAGAAAAAGTCACGATTTTAGGTGTTGAATTTACTCCAGTAAACGGAGGCAATACTATTGACTATTCGGAAGATCCGATTTACTGCCAACTCAAAGCCGATTTAGATGCTCGTGTTGAATTGCTTAAGTTAGCACAAAAGCAATCTATAATCGATGCCTATGGTAACGATGTGCCAAAAGTTGGAACTACTCCAAGAAAAAACTCAATCACATTAAAATTTTAATCGATGAAATCAAAGCAATCACCGAGAGCGAGAATTAATCGAGTAATGAAGTTTTATTATAATCGCGGGATTAATTCAGAAAGAGTAAATAATCTTTACAGAAAAATTATACAAAATGAAAGTAACAGCAAGACTACAACCAAAAATTAGAAAATATTATTTGAATAATCCAAATTATACTTTACAACAAATCGCTAATCATTTTAATCTTTCAAAATCAACAATTAGTGAATTATTATCAAAAAATGATATGTATATTGTTGCGAGTTTAAACAGAGAAAACAGATTTTATTTGTTTAATAGAAATTTTGAAAAAGAAATTAAAACAGATAATGATAATTATATAATTAATAGTGAAATATTAACACATCAAGAAAAAATATTTATTAAATTTTTTGGATTATTAATAGATTAATTACTATATTTGATAAATCATAATACCGATGCAAGGGGGTGGGCATCTTAATTTCACTCCATAAATAAATAAAAATTATGACTGGTATTTATAAAATTACCAATCCAAATGGTAAAGTTTACATTGGTCAAAGTGTAAATGCAAAAAAACGTATTTTAAATTATAAAAGATTAGATTGTAAAGAACAACCTAAAATTTATAATTCTTTAAAAAAATATGGAATACAAAATCATACTTTTGAAATTATACATATTTGTAATATAGAAGAATTAAATAATTTAGAGAGATATTACCAAGAACTTTATGATGTAATAAAAAATGGTCTCAATTGTAGACTTACAATTACAAGTGATAAAAGCGGTAGAATTTCAGAAGAAACTAAATTAAAAATGTCTATTGCTCAAAAAGGTAGAATTGTTTCAGCAGAAAGTAAATTAAAAATGTCTATTAATAGAAAAGGAACTAGATTAGGTATTGAAAATACTTTTTTTAATAAAAATCATTCTGATTCATCAAAATTAAAAATGTCTAATTTAAGAAAAGGAAAAAGGCTTGGTTTAGATAATCCAACATCAAAAATTATTTTAGATTTAAATACTGGAGTTTTTTATTATTCAGTAAATGATTTAAAAAAAGTAACTAATTATAGTAAAGGATATTTGTCAGAAATATTAAGAGGTTCAAAACCAAATAAAACGCAGTTTATTTATATATAATAAATGGAAGGCTCTACCATTTTAATTTAGAGTCATAAAAATAAATATATAATATTATGAGTACAACAAGCAACAGAAGAAATGCATTTCAAATGCCTATGAGTAACCCAGCATCAAAATTTATTGACTGGAAATCAAACGACAAATGTTTTAGTTTTTACGATCGTGAAAACGCAACAAATGTATTAATTCCTTTACCTTTTAAATTCTTGGTCCTCGATGAGCTTCATACCGTTAAAGGTTGGAACGATTCCAGTTCAAGTCAAATCAATTCTAATGAGGTAAAATTTATATCTCGTGATGAAATGACAGTAAAACCATTCAAAGGAAACGAGATTGCAAAAGGTCTTTATAAAGATATCAAAGAAAAGGTAAAAGCTGCTGGAGGGCATTATGTTAAATCAGTTTACATAATGTTGGAAGATGGATCAATTGCAAACCTACAATTAAAAGGAGCAGCGTGTCAATCTTATGGTGATTTTACCGCTAAAACACGCTCAAGGTTATCCGATGAATGGGTTGAGGTAGCAAAAGCCGTAGAAGGTAAAAAAGGGGCAGTAAAATACACTACTCCTGAATTTAAGTTTGAGAAATGTTTAAGCGATTCACAGGCTGATTTAGCTGATGAGGCATTTAATACATTGGAGGCTTATTTAAAGACTTATTTAACCAAAGCAGTTGTTGAAGTTGCAGAGGTTGAAGATATTGAAGAGGATGATTTAGATTTTTAAAATTTGTTTTTGGTTAATAGTTGGAAAGCCTCACTTGAAAAAGTGGGGTTTTTTTATGCAATAGTACACAAGTACACTTTTAAAGGCTAAAAACTATTATAGAAAATAGAAAATTTTAAAATTGTTTATTTTTTTTAAAAAAGTTAGAAAAAAAGTGTAAAAGTGTACTATTTGTATCTAAAGCCTTTATTTTATTGGGGTTTAAGTCAGTACACTTTTTTTATTTATTATTTTTTAATTAAATTGTATTTGGTATTAAATAAAGTATTATATTTGTTGTCGGAGTGGTAGCCAATTATAAACTTATTACAGAACCCCATTACCACGCATCTACCACTGCTGGTAATGGGGTTTATTTTTTTAACTAAATATTTATAAAATGAAAACATTAAGAACTGATGGCGGAGGTGAAAACTTCGCAGACGAAAGATTAAAAATTGTTAGAAGTACTTTGATTTATCTGGGAATAAATAAAATTTATTTACTTCACGATCACAAAGGTTTATTAACAGTTGTTTGGGAAGAAGTTCCAACTATTTCTGAAAAACAAAAAGTTTTAGAAATTTGGGAAACATTGGCTGAATACGAAATTGAACATAAATTAATAACCTATATTAATTTATAACTATGAACGTAACAATTTATAAAAAAGCCACTGATGTTTCAAATGGTTTTACAAAGGATGTATTATTTTGTCTTGAAAGAATTAAACAAGGTAAAAGCAAAGATACTATTGATTGGTTGAGGTCTTTATCTCAAATAGATTATGATAAAAATAAAAGCAAATTACCTGGTGTTTGTTTTAATGGTATTTTTGAATATCGGTCAATTGCAGGTATTAGAGAACATTCAGGATTATGTATTTTAGATTTTGATAAATTTGAAACTTCACAGGATGCAATTGATTTTAGAAACTCAATATCCGATGATGATTATATTTTTAGTTGCTGGATTTCACCAAGTGGAAAAGGGATAAAAGCACTTGTAAAAATTCCTGCTGATATACAAAATCATAAAGAATATTTTAAAAGCCTAAAAAATTATTACAATCACCAAAATTGGGATGATAGTGGTTCGGATGTTAGTAGATTTTGTTTTGAGTCTTATGATCCTGATTTATATATTAATGAGAATTCAATCTTATGGGATAAAATAGATTTAAAGGAAGTTGAAGATTTAGGAAGTAGAAACGTATCTATTGCAATTAAATCAGACAATCTTATTATTACCAATTTAATGACTTGGTTTGAAAAAAAATACACTTTTAGTCAAGAAAGAAACAAAAATCTTTTTAGACTTGCATCAGCCTTTAATGATTTTGGTATTGATAAAAATGTAGCTGAACAAACATTTTATAAATTTGAAGAAGAAGATTTTCCTAAAAGTGAAATTCAAAATACAATAAATTCAGCTTACAAAAAAACCGCTAATTTCGGTACTAAATTTTTTGAAGATAAAGGAATAAAACAAAAGATTGAAAAACAGATTAGAACAGGTAAAAATAAAAAAGAAGTAATTGATTACCATTCGAATTTTGATAAAATAGAAATTGAAAAATGTATTGATGAAATTAAAGAAGAAATTTCTGTTTCTGATTTTTGGCAATATAGCGATAAAGGTAAAATTTCATTAAGTCCGCATAAATATAAATTTTGGCTTCAACAAAACAATTTTTTTAAGTATTTCCCAAGTGATACAAATACTTATACTTTTATAAAAATTGAAGAGAATTTAGTTGAGGAAACAAGCGAAAAAAGAATCAAAGATTTTGTAATGAATCATTTATTATCTCGTGAAGATATTGGATTTAATCCTTATGATTTTATGGCTTCAAGTCCTAAATATTTTCAGCCTGATTTTTTAAGTTTTTTAGAAAGTTCAGAAATTAAAATAAAAGAAGATACACAAACGGATTGTTTTTTATATTTTAAAAATTGTGTTGTTAAAATTACTGATGAAACTATATCCACAATAGACTATATAGATTTGGATGGGTTTGTTTGGAAAAGACAAATTGTAAATAGAGAGTATAAAGAAACGGATCATCATAATTCAGTTTTTAGAAAATTCCTTTGGCTTATTGCTGGACAGGATAGCGAGAAATATAATAGCTTTAAATCTGTTATAGGTTATCTTTTACATTCTTTTAAGACTTCAGCAAATAATAAAGCAATTATTTTTAATGATGAAACTATTTCAGAGAATCCCAACGGTGGAAGTGGAAAAGGATTGTTTTGGAATGCTTTATCACAAATGAAAAAAGTAAGCAGTATTGATGGGAAAACATTTGAGTTCACCAAAAGTTTTCCTTATCAAACTGTAAGTACAGATACTCAAATATTAGTTTTTGATGATGTAAAAAAGAATTTTAATTTTGAAAGTTTATTTAGTTTGATTACTGAAGGTATTACTTTGGAATACAAAGGTCAAGATGCAATTAAATTACCAGTGCAACAATCACCTAAAATATTGATAACGACAAATTATACTATTGGTGGTATTGGTGGATCATTTGAACGTAGAAAGTTTGAAGTTGAATTAGCTGATTATTTTAGTTACAAACATACACCTCTTGATGAGTTTGGGCATTTACTTTTTGATGATTGGAATGATAATGAATGGTCGATGTTTGATAATTTTATGATTCAATGTGTTCAATTTTATTTACAAAATGGATTAACAAAACACGATTTTAAAAATTTAGAAGTTCGTAAATTTATTAAAAATACTTCATTTGAATTTTATGAATGGACTAAATTAGATGCTAATGGTAAAAATGAAAATATTGAAATTAACATTCGATGCAACAAACAAACTTACTATAATAGTTTTGTAAATGAATATCCTGATTTTAAAACTTACAAATTAAGTCAAAACAGATTTTCAAGATGGATTGAGCAATACGCTAAATTTTATAATTATGAGTTTTTAGTTGGTAATTCAAACGGGGAAAGATGGTTTGAAATAGTAAATAAAAATATTCAGAAACAAGAAGAAGACGATATAGCTTTTTAATTATGAAATTAAGACCGTATCAAGAGAAACTTTCAGCTGAAGCAGTTGAAATTCTAAAACATAAAAAGATAGTCTATTTAGCAATGGAAGTGAGAACTGGCAAAACATTAACCGCTTTGAATATTGCTAAACTTTACGAAGCGAAAAACGTTTTATTTTTAACAAAGAAAAAAGCAATATCCAGCATCCAATTTGATTACGAAAACTTTGGATTTGATTTTGGATTGACAATTATAAACGATGAATCTTTGCATTTAGTCAAAGGCGAATTTGATTTGATTATTCACGATGAGCATCACAGATTTGGTGCATTTCCAAAGCCGAATAAAGTAGCAGTCCTATTTAAAAAACGTTACTCAAAACTGCCGATGATATTCCTATCAGGAACACCAACTCCAGAGAGTCACTCGCAATGGTTTCATCAGTTTTGGGTATCGGATTACTCACCTTTTAAACAATATACCAATTTTTACAAATGGGCGGTTGATTATGTGGATATAAAACAACGGAACATCGGTTATGCGGTGATTAAAGATTATAGCACCGCAAATGAGCAGTTAATACGAAGAGTTACACAGCACTATATTATAACTTTCACACAAGCTCAAGCAGGATTTAATACTTCAGTAAAAGAGATGATACTCGAGTGCGAAATGCAACCAATCACAAAGTTAATAATTGACCGATTAAAAAAGGATTTGGTAGTAAAAAACGCTGAAGGTCAAATCATTTTAGGTGATACTGGTGTTAAGTTGCAGCAAAAACATTTACAATTAGCATCTGGTACGTGTAAATTTGAGGATGGAAGTTCAAAAGTTATAGATTATTCAAAGGCTTTTTATATTCGTGATAATTTTAAAGATTATAAAATTGCTATTTTTTATAAGTTTAAAGAGGAATTGAATATGTTAAAAGAAGTTTTTAAAGATAAATTAACAACTGACTTAGACGAATTTAATAATTCAAATAAATGGATTGCATTGCAATTTTTAGCTGGGAGAGAAGGTGTAAGTTTAAAAAAAGCAGATTATATAGTTGCTATTAATATTGATTTTTCAGCAACGACTTACTTTCAATTTCGTGATCGAATGACTACAATGGATCGCAAAGAAAATACTTTGTTTTGGGTATTTTCAAAAGACACTAAGGATTTAAAAAGTATTGAGCGAGTTGTTTATCAATCCGTATTAAATAAAAAAGATTTTACTTTATCAATCTATAAAAAAACTTTTTTATAATAGATTTTTATTGTATATTTGTATTTCAATAGTTGCGTTATTGAATATAAAAAATTAATCTTAATCAAACCCAAGTAGGAACGCAACTCCGAAAAGGTTTGATTTTTTTTGTTATGATAGGTATTTATAAAATTACTTCTCCAAATAATAAAATTTATATTGGGCAAAGCATAAATATTAATTTAAGGTTTAATTCATATAAAAATTTAAAATGTAAAGAGCAGCCAAAAATTTATAGATCTCTTTTAAAGTATGGAGTTGAAAATCATAAATTTGAAATCCTTATTGAATGCGATGAGTTAAAATTAAATGAATTAGAAAGGTTTTATCAGGAATTTTATAATTGTGTTGAATTAGGATTAAATTGTATTTACACTAAAACAAATGACAAAAGTGGTAAAAGTTCCGAAGAGACTAAATTAAAAATTAGTTTAAATAATACAAGACCATTTTTAAATAAAAAACATACTGAGGAAAGTAAATTAAAAATGTCTAATTCTTTAAAAGGTAAACAATCTAGGTTAGGAGCAAAATTATCAGATGAAACTAAATTAAAAATTAGTAATTCTCATAAAGGTAAAAAGCATAGTGAAGAATGTAAATTAAAAATGTCAACTGTCAGAAAAGGAATTAAAAGAAATTACTCAACCAATAAAGAAAAATTGATTTTAGATTTATCAACGGGTATTTTTTATAATAGTATTTTAGAGGCTGCAAATATATTTAATTTAAATGTTTGTACTTTAGGAAATTATTTGAGAGGTAAAAGAAAAAATAAAACTTCTTTAATATTTGCATATTAAAAAAACATTTGTATATTTGTACAACCGCCAAAGTGAAAACATTAACAATCCTTCTCTTTTGTATTTGGCGGTCAATTGAGGAGGGTTTATTTTTTAAAATTATGAAAGAAAATTTTAACGAAACATATATAGATCCATTTGTCAAAAACAAATACGATTCAAATGGAGTGACTCAACCGATTCAATACCAAATCGGTATCGATACATTTGAGCGATCCGAGAGCAATTTATCAAAGAAGGAAATTATCGCGATATGTAAATTCAACATTGATAAATACTGCTGGAGAAAAAAAGACCAAGACGAAGACGATTTTAAAAAAATTATTGATTATGCCAATTGGGCAATTAAAAATTTATAACCGATGCTGAATATAACTAACGAGGATAATATGGAGTTAATGGCACGCTATCCTGATAACTACTTTGATTTGGCGATTGTTGACCCGCCTTATGGGTTAGGAAAAAGACTTTCTCAAAGAGGTGGTAAACATAAAAACACAAAGTTTGCAGTATTATATGAAAATAGTTCCCAATGGGATAATGAAATTCCTAATGAAAAATATTTTAAAGAGGTTTTTAGAGTAAGTAAAAATCAAATTATTTGGGGAGCTAATTATTATTTAGAATTTTTACCAAGTACACGTGGTATTATTTGTTGGGATAAAAAACAATATATGCCTACTTTTAGCAGAATAGAGTTTGCGTGGACTTCCTTTGATGCAGTTGCGAGATTGTTTGAGGGTTCAAGTACAGATTTAAATAGATTTCATCCAACACAAAAACCAGTAGCACTATATAAATGGATATTAGATAATTATGCTAAACAAGGCGATAAAATACTTGACACTCATTTAGGTTCAGGAAGTATTGCTATAGCTTGTCACGATTACGGATTTGATTTAACAGCGTGTGAATTGGATAGGGAATACTTTGATAAGGCAATGCAAAGAATTAACAATCACGTAGCTCAACAAAAACTGTTTTAATATGGAACACCTAACAATTAAAAATAAATCAATAGGATTACATTTTAATCCACAGGTTGGAACAAACGGGAGAGAGTTTAAATTATTTGGAACTCGTAAAAATGAAGACCTTCCTGAAAAATGGATTGGAAGCAGTTACAAATGGCATTGGATTTATTCTTTTATTTATTTGGATGATGATAATGTCTTTGAACTTGAATTTGATTATAACGATAACTTTGTAAAGAAATTGTCTCCGACATTAATGTCTGTAACATAAATATTAAACCTAAAAAAAACTATGACAAAGCAAGAATTAAGACAAATCATTCGACAGGAATGGTTGAAGTACGATGAGAATCCTTTTTTATATGAAACCGCTTTTGAGGATGGTTTTTTAAAAGGCTATGAGTTGGGAGTTGATTTTGATATGATGCAAAAATTCGCAGAGTTTTGTATTGATTGCAATAATGAAGGACTGCCTTTATTAGAAGCAAAGGGATGGTTTGATAACTTTAAAGATTAATAAGATGCAAAAAGACATAGAAAATTACAAAAGGAAGGCAGTATTTTGCAATTTAAAGGAGTTTGATGCAAGTGCAAAAGAACACAGCTATATCGAAATAACCGAATGGAATAATGGTGATGGCTTCGATATAAACGCTTTTAATTATTCCGATAGAAATATATCAATATCTTATTGTGAATTTGATTTGATTAAAAAATTAGTTAAAAAACTCAACAAATGAAAGAGCAGCAGATTCAATCGAAGATTAAAAAGAAGCTCCAAGAGCAAGGCTGGTATGTTACCAAACTAATAAAAACCTCAACAAACGGAATCCCTGACTTACTTGCAATCAAATACGGAAAGGCAATGTTTATTGAAGTCAAACGAGAACAAGGGAAACTCTCACCGCTTCAGCAATTGCGAATCCAAGAGTTAAGCGAAGCCGGAGCGATTGTACACATTTGGAGTGATTTTGAAGTAAATTTTGTTACAAAATAGGTTTTTGTAGTTATATTAATATAATTGTTTATATTTGCTTATGATTAAACCATATACAATATCAACACAAATGTGGATCGAGCAAGATGAGGACACTCTCGGACTCGGTGGTTCATTCGTAGAATTTAAAGTAAATGTCGAATCAATCGATGGATACTGGATCGAAAATGAGTTGGAAATTGTATTGATAATCAAAGGCACAGCCTATTATATTGAATCGGAGGATAATCTATTGTTATTTTTAGCACAGCATTTCAATCCAATGAAATTATGATATTCGAATTAGCCAAAAAAGACGCTCAATGGAGAAAAATGGCTTTTCAAATATGTAAGGACAAAGATTTGTCCAATGAATTGGTACAAGAAATGTATATAAAACTCTCAACCAAGACTAAAATCTTAACCGATGGTTATATATTTGTAACTTTACGATCATTATTTTATGATTCATTAAAGGGTAAAGATATCCTGATCGATGACTTCAGTAAAATTGAATTGATTGATGAGGAATATATTGAAGGAATTGATTACTCAAAACTTACCAAGAATTTAACTTGGTACGAAAGGACTATATTTGAACTTTCAACATTCAACGGACAACGTGAACTCGGAAGACAAACCGGCATTCCATTACAAACAATCCATCGAGTTAATAAGATGGTTAAAATTAAATTAAATGGCAAAGAGAAAAACTAAAAAAGAAATTCAAGGACTTGGGGATGTTGTAGCAGCTGTTACTTCAGCAATTGGGATTGAGCCTTGCGAAGGATGTAAAGAGCGACAATTTGGACTGAATCGTTTATTTAACTTTAAAACAGTTAAATCCGAAATGATCCAAACCGATAAGGACCAATTCGCTATTTTTATGCATTTAAAAGGTCAAAGAGTAATCGATGGTAAAAGAACAGAACTAATCTTTGAGGATATTGATTTTTTAAATCAATTGTATCTTTATTACTTTGGATTAGACAATTCTAATTGTCCAAACTGCTCAAAAGTTCACGAACAAGTTATCAAGGACCTTTTTAAATTGTATTCTTATGCCAATTAGTTTTGACTATGATGGTACTCTTTCAACTAAAAAAGGAAAAGACCTTGC